TGCGTTGCGCCGCGTGCCGCGCAGCCAGGCTGGATATTTTCAGGTGGACTTGGCGCCGTTCCAAAACGTCGTGGCGACCGGCAAGGCAACCGCCGACCTGAATAGCCTGGTTGGCCGCACGGTGGACCGGATTATCTTGACGCTCGGCGGCACGGCGCTGACGAAAGCGATGTTGACTAATATCCGGCTGCTCGCCAACGAAAAAGTGATCTTCGAGGATACCGGCGCCCGCACGGATGACCGCATGGAGCATCGCGGCGAGGCTTCCGCGGCAACCGCGCTCATTCTCGACTTCAACGAGGCGCGCGCGGCCTCGATTGCTATGCAGCACGCCGGCGCGATAGATACCATTTCGGCCGGCATCAAGAAAATGTCCCTCGAGGTGGACATTACCGGCGCGACCGCCCCGACGCTCTCCGCTCAGGCGCTTGTCAGCCGTTCGCCTTACTCCGGCGACCCGCTCTACAACCGGCTCATCGGCAAGGTGATGCAGAAGACCTTTAACCCTGGCGGCGCGGGTGAGTTTCTTTTCCCGGTGACGTTCTCGCGTCAGTTTTTTTCGCAGATTAAGCGTATGCACCTGTTTAGCTCGACCGTGACCGCCGCGCGCGTCAAGACCAACGAGGACATTTTCAAGGCGACGGACGCGCAGAACGATTTTATCCAAACCGACTGGGGGCGCGTGCCGCAGGCCAACGTGTTCACGATTGACTTCTGCGCGGACGGCGACATTTCCGCCGCGCTGCGGGTGCAGGATTGGCCCACCATCGAGTGGTATATGACAGTCTCGGGCGCCGGCAACGTGACCGCCGTCACTGAGCTGCTGGACCCGCTCGAAAACAACTAGGCCGCGCTCATGTTCGAGGAAACCAACGGGCTGGCCGGCTCCTGGCTGGAAGGCGTCACGAACAAGCTGCTCGATTGGAAGATCGCGCAGTCCAGCCAAATTCGATGGCTGCCGGCCGGCGCTGCCGGCACGCAGACCGGCGTCGGCGCCGATGGCTCGGTGTATCAACGTGGTCAACCTGCGCCGGCCGTGTCCTCCTCGACTGCTGCCGCTCTTTCCTCGCTGCTGCCTATCCTGCTGGTGATCGGCCTGGTGCTCCTGGCCGTTCGCGCGCTCAAGTAGCGCGCCCCTTCCCTCGTGGCTGCCCGCTGCGCCCACTGTGATTAAGGCGGGGGAAATCATGCCGACACTCGCGCAGATTTGGGATGCTTACCAGGCGACTGGTCACATTGACGAGAGTGGCTGGCTGGTCGATCTGGCTGAAATCAATTCGTTTTTGGCGCCCTATGGCTACTTTAGCCCGCGGCATCTGAATTGGAGGGCGATCTCTGACCCGGTGGGCTACGTCCGTGCCTTGAGTGCCGGCGCCGCACCTATTGACGATCCTAATTTCGGAGTCCTGTTTCCGCTTAGTCCCAATCCGCTCGACGCGCTCGCCGCCAATGCCTTAACGCATAGCACGGGCCGCAGTCCCCTCGCGCGTTGGGGCCACATGTTCAGCGATACGCGCGCTTTCTGGCTGATGTTGTTGGGCGGTGCCGCCGCTGCCGCTGCCGGTGGCGCCGGGGCTGCCGCAGGGGCTGCCGAGGGCGCGATTGCCGCGGAGAGCGCGGTGGTAGCGACTGAGGGCGCGGTAATCGTGGCGGAAGCCGCGCCGCTCACGGCCTCGGAGTTCTCCCTTGCCGGGACCGGCTCGGGCGTCGGGATCGGCGGGCAGAGTTACGGCCTGGGCTTGCAGATGGCGCCGCTTGTGGCTGAACCGGGTTTCTCACTTGCCGGCATCGGTTCCGGCCTCGGCCTCCAATTCCCGGCGGGCGCTGCGCTCGATCTTGCGCCGGCCTTGACCAATCCTTTGACATATTCGCCGCTGGCGGCCCCTGGCATGAGCGTTGCTGACGTGATGAAGCAAGCGGAAACCCTCAAGGCTGCGGTTAAGCCCCTGCTCGCGCTCGGCTCTGCGGTGCGCGGCGCACTCGTGGGCGAGGGTGACGCGCCGGCCCGTGGCGCCCCTGGTCCGGTCACGCCGGCCGATACCTTCGCCTCGGACTTGGTTTGGACCCTTGGCACGCTGGCCGCTGCGGTGGCCGCTCTTTTCGTGTTCTCTAAATTGTGAGTTGATATGCGCCTCGTTGAAACCTTCGCCGCCGCCGTCCCGATTGAGTTTGTCATTCCGGGGGATTTCTTTTTCCTTGAGTCCGTCCCGGCCGGCTCGGTTGATGTCCTTTTTTATCGCGGCGGCTCGCGCGTCGCAGAGGGTGAGCTGTTGGCCGCTACTACGGGCTGGAAAAGCAAGCCCGCGGGCGGATACGACCGCGTGGTGCTGACGGCGAGCGTCAACGGCAACATTGCTTTCCACATCGTCAAGGGCCAGGTTGATGTGAATACTTTTTCCGGCCTGGTTAATCTGGCCGGTGTCGCGCACACCCGCGCCGCCAAACAGGTTACCAATGTCTCGCAGCAAATCTTCGCGGCCAATGCGCTGCGAAAATATCTGGCCGTCCAGAACATTGACCCGGTGACGAATCTCTACCTGCGCGCCGATGGCACGGCGGCGACCGCGGACTTTAACAGCCTGAAAATCCCGCCCGGTGGCGTGTGGGAGCCGCAGCCGCCGCCCACGGGTGAAGTGCGCGGCATCATGGACGCGGTAACGGCGGTGAACAACGTTCACGCAATCGAGGCGTGATGTGTCCTACTTCGCCCCAAAGCAAGACGAAGTTGGCACTATCAAGGACTTTGGCCAGGCGGCCTTGCCGGGCGGCTGGATTCTGTGTGATGGCGCGGCGGTATCGCGCGCGTCCTTCGCCGCGCTCTTTGCTGCGATTGGTGTCGTGTGGGGTGTGGGCGACGGCGCGACCACGTTCAACGTGCCCGATTGTCTCGGGCGTTCGCGCATCGGCCGGGGGCAGGGCGCCGGGCTGACTAATCGCGCGCTCGCGGATTCGGGCGGCGCGGAAGTAGCGGCGCCTGGCGCGAGTGATGCTGCGGCGCCTGGCGTGAGTGATGCTGCGGCGCCTGGCGCCACCGATGGGCACGCGCTGGCGACGGCTGAAATACCCGCTCATGCTCACGGGGAAAAGTCAAACCACACCACCAAACTGACTGGCACAAACGGAGAGGGTGGGGGGCAAGCGGGCACGGACCCCGTCTTGGGCTCAGCAACGGCTAATGCTACGCAAGTGCTTACCGATAGTGCTGGCGGCGGCGGCGCGCACGTCCACGCGCACAGCGCGACGCACGTCCACGCGCACAGCGCGACGCACGTCCACGCGCACAGCGCGACGCACAATAACATGGAACCTTTCAAGGTCGTGACCGTGGGGATTCGCGCGTGACGCGCTACCAAAAAACGCATGATGGCCTGGTGATCGTGGAGGGCGGCGGCGCGCTCTACATCGGCACGGCCGCCGAGTTCGCGCAGGATCGCGGCGCCGCGGCGCCGGGTGCGCTCGGCATCATCATCGCGCCGGGGCGCTTTGAGTGCGTGATGGATGTTGAGGGCAACCAGGGCGCGCATGGTTTGAGCATCGCGCAGCGCAACGCGGTAACGGCAATCATCGCGGCTGCGCCCATCCTCCTGGCGGCGAAGGCGGCACGCGACCAAGCGGCGCGCGATGCGGCGCAGGCCGCGCGCGATGCGGCGCAGGCCGCGCAGGCCGCGCTCGATAAGGCCGCGCGCGATGCGGCGGAAGCGGCGCAGGCCGCGCAGGCGGCGCTCGATAAGGCCGCGCGCGATGCGGCGGAAGCGGCGCTGCCGGTCGCGGTGCGCCGGCAACGGGAAATGGTCAGGCGCGGCATGACGGCCGAAGCGGTCGCCTTCGCGCTGCTCAATAATGACATTGTGAAGCTCGCGGCGCTGCGCGCGATACGTGATGCCGTCAATGTGGAGGTTGTGTGAATGGTCGCCGCGTGCTCGTTCTCGCTGGTGCTGGCCTCGTCCTCGCGCTCGTCGCGCGTCACGCCGGCGCCATCGCTGCGCCTGGCGGTGGCGGATCTCCGCTCGACGCGCTCACTGGCGCCGTTGATGATCTCGGCTACTCGCTGACCGGGTATCGGCTCATGGGCACGCGCTGGCGGGACGCCGCCGCACAATCGGAAAATTCCGCCCTGGTCGCGGCCATGCACGAGGCCGAGCTACGCTACAGCATCCCGGTTGATCTGGTGGTGCGCCTCGCCTGGCAGGAATCGCGCTTCAAGATTGACGCGCTCAACGCGGGCAGCGGCGCGACCGGTATCATGCAGATCGTCCCGCGCTGGCATCCCGGCGTGAATCCCGCGGACCCGTTCGCCGCGATTGACTACGGCGCGCGCTATCTCGCGCAGCTCGAGCGGCAGTTCGGCACCTGGGAGCTGGCGCTCAAGGCTTACAACTGGGGGCCGGGCAACGTCGCCGCCTGGCTGCGCGGCGGGGATGATGCGCCGGCCGAGCCGCTGGAAACGCAGAATTATTCCGCGCAAATCCTCGCGGACCTGGCCGAAGCGGGCAGGGTGATCGCGTGAGGATAGAGGACATTCTGACGGCCGGGCTGATCGCCTTCGCGGTCTATTTCGTCATTGTCACGGTGCGCGATTCGGCGCGCGCGCCGCGGACTTACTACGCGCGCGGTGAGCTGCGCGATACCTGGCTGTGATGCCTAACAAGACGCTCTTTTTAATCGGTGCGGGTGTCGGCCTGGTGCTGATCCTGGGCGCGGCCTGGGCCGCCCGGCGCGCGCTGCCGGCGCTGAATCCCCTCAACCCTGAAAACATCGTGAACCAGGGCGTGACTGGATTGGTAACGGAGCTGGCCGGGCGCCCCGAAACGCTCGGCGGCTGGCTGGCTGAGTTATTCGACCCGGCGACGCGCGCCGCGAATGAAATGCTACGCACGCCGCCCATTGCCGGATGGGGGGCGCGGCCGGCTGACGAGCTGAGGATTCAGCCGTGGTCGCCCACTGACAATACGCGCTATAGCTTCGACGTTTTTCTGTGAAGGGGTTGCCATGTGGAGTGGACTGATTGGAGTATTGAAGGGATTTTTTTCCGGTGGCGTTGGCGGGGCGGTCGGGAACGGTGTCGCCAATTTCGCCGCGCTCGCCGCGCTGCTGCCGGTCGCGCTCTGGTTCCTCGACCACAAAGATGAAATCGCGGTGTCCCTTACCTGGGGGCAGCTCGCGCTGCTCGGCCTGGTGTTGTTTTTCGTCGTGAAAATCGTTCACTACACGCGCGCCGGCAGCGCAGCGGAGCGCATCTAGTGGTGGAATCCTGGCTGTTCGCGCTCGTGACTGCGGTTGCGACCGGGCTTGTGACTTGGGGCGCGATTCGCGTTGAGCTGCGCTGGCTGCGGCGCGACGTGGACCATGCTCATAGACGGCTGGACCGCGTGGTTGACGTGCTGATCGGGCACGGCGCGCGCGGGCTGTTCAGGGAATCAGGCCGCGAGGCGGGCGAGCATCGCCCCGAGTCGTGACTCAAGCACGAGCTGCCGGTGATACCAGGCGGCGCGTGCTTCGAGTCGTGACAGTTCCAGGCTGACGCGCCCCAAGTCGGTCACGGCCTGGGCGCGTTCTCGCTCAAGGGTGCGGACCCGCTGACACTCAAAAAAAAGCGCGCGCAGCTCGTGGACGGTGAAGCCGCGCCGCCATTCCGCCAGATATAGCAAACCGTCACGCCCGAAGCGCGCGCCTGCTGCCGCCCATTCGGGGGGCAATCGAAAATCCCTCGCCATGCCTCGGCCTCCGGTGCCGTTTAGTTGTCATGGGCGTTTCTTCTTGGTGGAGACAGTAGCAGAGCGGCGGCGAAGGTGGCGAGGAACAGGGCCACATTTGACATAATATACAGAGTAGGCGCGGCGGCGCTGATCGCGTCAACGAGCTGCGCGCCTTGATCGGCGCCGAGCACGACCGCCAGCACAACGGCGGCGGCGGTGCCGGCGATCTTGCGCGCAGGTTTAGTGATCTTGGTCATGATTTTCTTTGCCGCCCATTCCCATTTGTCGCGCGCCTCGTTGCTGTTGGCTCTTTGCGCTGACATACACGCGCTGATGAAGGTCGGCTCGTAATCTAGCCATGCGGCCACTTTCAAAATTGTTTCGTCATTGAACGTCTGTTTGTTCCCGCGATACCGGCTGATCTGCTGCCGCGCCCATCCGGTGTGATCTTCGAGCGCGTAGTCGGATCGCGCGTTGAAGTGGTGCCGTAGCTCGTTGAGAAACTCTGCCGTGGTCGGCCTAGCCCGATACATGGTGTCTTGCATGGCGCCTCCTTCCCTGCCTCTCTGGGCCCCCTTTATAGTCGCTACCCCCGTTGACAGTCAATGTGGGCGGGGTCGTTGACACCCCCATGTCAACGGGGTAGCCTACACCCCCAATACGTGCCCGACGGTGATCCTGGCGGGCGCGTGTTGCGGCGGGGGGTGTCCCGGTGCCTCCTGGCCTCCCGGCCGCGCTTCCTCTCAGGACGGCACGCTACGCAAAGGGGGCACCTATGCAAACCGGGCCAATCGTGGAAGCGGTGACGCTGGAAGTTGACCGGCTCGCGCTTCATCCGAAGTTCCACCCATCCGAAGGCGCCGCTTATAAGGCCGCCTGGGACCGTGCCGGCTCTGACGCGCTCAAGCATTGCGAATCCTTCCGCCGTGATTGCCTGATCGCCTCGCTCGTCGCGTCCTATCCCGGTGAATGTCGGCGGTCCTTTATCCGCGAGGGCGGCACGATGCCGGAAGTAGGGGAGCCAGAATGAAGCGGCCGCGCCCACAGCTCACGGCCATTCAAAAAGAGGGCGCCGGCTTCGCGCTCGCGGAGCTGCGCCGGCTCTACGTCGCGCGGCTCGATTACATGGCTATCGCGCTCGGCTTTGTTGAAATCATGGACTGTTACTCGCTTCGGATGCCGCTGGCATCTGCCCTGCCTGGCTGGACCGATTCGCCGGCTAATCTTGCCGAAGCGATTGACGAGCTGGCCGGCTTCATCGAGCGCGCCGAAATAATCAAACCTGAATTTTCCACCGTTCTGTCGGTGCAAACTGGCGACGCGGGGGAGGGCGCTGCGGCGCTCTCTCCCGCCGAGCCGTTGAAGGCAGCAGCATGATGTCCGCCCCTGGCCTCGAAGGCGAATGGTCCCGGCTCTACTGGTTGCACGAACGGCGGCGAGCGCGCCGGCAAGTGATCCTGAACGCAGCGGCGCTCGCCGTGCTGCTCTCTCTACTTTTCACAACCGGAGACTGAAGCCATGAGCAAGGACAAGGGCAAATCGAAAGCAATCAGCAAGGGCGACAACGTGAACATCACGGCTGGCAAACACGCGGACAAGCGCGGCAAGGTGCTCCATGTTCGCGCCTTGACCGGCGAAGCGCACGTTGAGCTGGCCGATAGCGGCGCCGTGGTCAACGTCCAAGTCTCGACCCTCGCCGCGGCCTGATGCAGCAACCCCTCACGGCCGGCAAGCTCGACGTGTCGGGCTTGCCGTTCCGTGCCCGGCTC